GTTTCTGCATAATTGCCTTCAGTATCAATAATTTTTGCTTCAAGCCTTGTAGTATCAATCCAAGTATCAGTTGCTGGAGTTAGTTCTACAGTTCCTTGCCAGAAACTAATTAGGAATGGAGTCACACTTTCTGATCTGGTCGCAAACGATTGTTTTAACCACTCAACTTCTGCATAATCAAGAGTTAAAATATCTCCAGTTTTTCTTACATTAATTCCTTCAATTGGTTCAAATGCTAAATCGGCATTTGGATCAAGTCCAACAACTGGTCCTTCTATTAAATCAATCGATGTTGTATAGTGGCTAGGTCTTAATTCTTTGTTTTGTGCGTCAACACTATTCTTAATAGGAATTCTATCTTCTTGCGGTAAGAAAGAAGAGAAATTATCTACAAAGAATCCTGACTTAAATCTATTCAGTCCATCGGAGTCTGGAACAAATAGATTGGAAGTATTTGATTCTAGCAGAGATAAAGTTGTATAATACTCTAGATTTTTAATTCTATTCTCAAGTTGTTTAATATCAACCATTCTATATCTCTTATGTTCTAAGAATTGAATAGAAGATTGACTTGGTGAATAAAGATATGGAGGTAGATTTATAGTTGCAATCTCTAATGAGTCATCAACTGAAACTGGTTTTTCTGGTTTTTCTGCGGGAATTCCATATTTAACCTGGATTTTTCCATCTTTACCTAAGTAAATTCTATCTATTCTTCCAAGATAGAATGAGAACGTGGTTAAAATAGTTTCATCAGATGCTAAAATACTTGTAGAAGAATTTCCTGTGGAATCAAATGTTCTTCCATAGAATTCTAATGGAGAGCGGCTACCTTCAGAAATCGAATAATCAGATACTCTTGGTCTGATGTCTATAATATCAGTAACTCTATTATTGTCAATATTGGGTATTTCTAACGAGTAATCAAATGTGTTATACGAACTTGCTGTTGTGATGTCTCCATCATCAGTAGAGTCATAATATCCACTACTAAAATAAACTTTTATTTTTTTATTTGGCTCAAGTGCTGTGGACTTTCTAGACAAATAACCATGTCCATAATTTGTTCCAGTTTGTCCATTATTAAAACTATAGTTAAATGATATATCAAAACTTGGGGTATCTAAAGTAACTGTTTGGGCTCTTATTCCACTTTCACTAAAATTAATAGTTTCGCCTTCATTAAAAGTATTTTGATTTTTATAGATGAATGAAATTTGAGATGCTGTTAATTTTTCTGCGACAATTGCAATTGCACCACTAGTTTGACCAACCAATTCTTCACCAATAATTAATTCTGATGTAGTTGAAGAAGGGCTTGTAATAGAAGCAAGGACAACTTTTGGTGGAGAAGGATCAGTTGTATCTGCAGATTCATATATTCCATGAATTTCAATAATGTCTGCTGTGCTCAAAGAAACAATATCATCCTGAACTCTTGTGCCATATGGATAATCACCATATGTTAATCCATCATCTAATGTTGTGGCTCCAATTCCAGAACCTTCATATTTTGAATTGCTTATTAGAATAGATTTTACTCTATTCTTTCTCTTTACCTTTGATTTTGGATTTATTTTTTCTAATGTTGCGGTTAGAGTTGCTCCAGTATCATTAGATCCAAGATTATAAATTTGCAGTTGTGTGCCTCCAGCGATGAAAGCGAACATATCAGCGGTTAATGTTTCAACTGTTCCATCAGACCTAATTAAGGAATATCTCTCAACGTCAAATGCAGAGAAAGTTTCGTTTGTTCCAGCAGTTACATTTGCAGATAGTTGATTTCCAGAAATATTAACTGTAAATGTCTTTCTGATTTTTAATATTGAATTTGAAATCTCAACACTAGAAACATTAATTTTTGGTAGTTTTGTATATAAAGTATTGTCTAGTGATGATTCTAAGTTGGTTCTAATTACCTTTAAATCTGTAACTTCTAAAGAAGATGTCGATGGTAAACGTGAAGAAGTTACTCCAGATACTGTTTGAATATTGGTAACTTCTATATCAGTAGTTCCAACACTAACAATTCTTGCAAAAACAGGATCTGGAAGAGTTGTATCAGTGTAAGAAATTAGGTTATTTTTGAATATTCGGTTAGTACCTGGGAATAACGGATTTGAAGATCTTATTTTACTTGTGAACAATGGGTTCGATATTACCACCACATCGCCACTGACAAGTCTAGAAATTCTTGAGAAAGTTACTGCAGTTCCAGTTATCATTGAAGAAACATTATTAAAAGTAACTGCTACTCCTGCTGATATTGTAACTCCAGCAGTATCTGCTGCTCCAATATTTACAAAAGTATCTCCGACTGAAACAATAGCAACATTTTTGAGAGTAGTTCCTACGGACATAGAACTGACCCCAGCAACAACTCCGGTTACAATTCCTACAAAAATTGAAGTAGATCCAACACCAACTAAAGAACTAACTGTAGTTCTTAGTGGTGAATTTAGTGTTGATCCGGATGAGACTATGACAAAAGTATTTCCGACCGCAACAATAGGAGCTGCTGTTAAACCAGTTCCAACTGTAATACTACTCCCAATTGTAACTCCTGCTGGAATATTATTTACATAAATTGTTGTCGATCCAAATCCAACTGTTGTTGAAATTCCAGAAGTTATTGTTGTAGTTACTCCGATAGAATCAACATTTGCTGAGTTAATTTGGATATACGTACTGGCAATAGATACTATAGGAGCATTAGTTACTCCTATCCCATTCACTTCACCTGCAGTGATAGAATTTCCTATTGAAATTGAAACATTATCAATTCCATTTGGGATATATTGAAGAGAATCCAGGTATATAACTGTAGATCCAACACCGACTGTGTGTGTTATCGTTGTTCTAAATAACTCTTCATTTTGGAAATATGTCTGAACTCCAACAGTTGCAATACCTATAACTCCAGTTGACGACTGAATTACGTCAGCGTTAAAGGTATTTGCTGCTCCAACTTTTCCATAGACTGATTTTACATCTGATACTCCATATGCAGTAACTGCTACGCCAATTAGGCCAGAATCAATACCATTAAATGAAAGGGATTCATTTGGAATAAATTTACCTTTAACGTCATATAAAGTTAGTGACTTACTTGAAGATACGTTGCTCCTTAAAAATCCAGATGCTCCACTATTAGTACCTTTTACGTAAGTTGGAAAAGTAAGAGTTGTCTCATAATTTAAATGTAATTTGGTAAATGGTTGAATATCAAAAAGAGATACGTGCCATTCGTTCAAATTTTTATTTGATGAATTGTATGATCCAGACTCTAATTTAAAGTCATAAACTCTAGCTAGTCCGATTTCTGAACCAGCAGCAGTAGTACTTGAAGATCCAACTCTCTGGTCTCTCAAACTTAAGATAAAAGTATTACCTAGTCCTACTTGCGGTGCTCCATAAACTTTATTGAGTCTTAGTGTTGGACCAGTATTATAAACTAATGATTGGTTTTCTAAAGTTTTTGTAGTTCTTGGTTTGTCTACGTCTAAAAATGTTGTTGAAATTAAGTCAACTTCATATCCTCTAACAAAAGCCTTACCTGGAGAAATTTGGTAAAGTGCTAAGTTGTCACTTGGAGTTGCTCCACCATAGGTAAATTGACCTCTATTGAAGATACCACGATTTCCTTTGTTATTATTCAGAGAATCTTTTACGGAAATGTCAAAGGGTGATACTACATAATCACCAGATTCTGCATAAGTTCTTCTGGCTAATTCGTCAGTAATAATACTATAATTTGTTGTTGTTTTATTTGTACGAATAACTCCATCTACAACAGTCGCAAGTTCGATGAAGTTGTTATCGTCAAAGTCTGTTAAAGACTTTTTAAATAAAAATGTTGATATTCTTAGTCTATCTGCACCAGGAGCTGCATAATTATTATTTCCCTGAGAATTGTCTGTAAGGGTTTCATCAATATCAGAAGTAATAATTTCCTCATTAATGAACAAACCAATTCTATAATTTGGTCGATTTGAATATTGATCTAATATTAAAGTCTCAGTATCTACATTTACAAAGTTTCCCCTAATAAAATAAACGCCCTGAGATACGTTAAATGATGATCCAACCGCAGATGCATCGTTTGCTAAAGTTAATGCAAATGGTTCATTCGCTTGAATTGTGGTATTTCCTAAAAGACCTGAGGTAATAACAACATTTGATGTTAAAAGTTCTCCATCAGAGAACTGTTGAGTTGAATTATTCTGGGTGCTAGAATTTAAATAATTGATATATAACGTTAAATTTCCTCTTTCAGAATCTTGAGGTAAAAGTACTTTATCTACAACAGCAGTTACACCCGAAGTTCTTCCCGTTATTTTTGAACCGACTAACTGTGAAGCATATGCAGAAACTGGAACACCTAGATAATCATTTTGAAGTTGAACTGCATAGTAGATGGCATTATATCCAGTATTACCTGGAATAACCTTAGCACCTTCTTTAAAAAAGTGCTGTCCAAATCTTTCAATTTGGTTTTGTAATATTGATTGTAAAGTCGTTAGTTCTCTTGCTTGAACTGGATACCCTGGCTTAAAGAGAACCCTATGATAATCATTATTAGGATTAAAGTCATCAAAATATGGTGCTACATTGAGATTTGTTTGCTGAGACATAATTCTTTAGAACTGCAAAATGACTTTAATATCTTCTTTTTGGTTTGATGACCTTGTAATTGCGGGTCTATTGTCAACGTAAATGATGTTTCCCGAATGTCTCTTTACCTCTGGACTGGAAATTCCGTTGGAAAAAGTCTGACCAAGGTAGTATGTTCTATTATTTATTACTGTAGATATACCACTGAAGTTATTGTCAATTGTCAAATTTCCTATTGAACCACCAGAAATAGTTAATGCACCTCCAGTTCCAGGTGAGGATGTAAATTCTGTCAAATCAAATCCATAACTAGGATTCGTTTGAGATGTTCCTACCGTATTAAATCCAACGAGAGTTCTATCTTGCCAATATTTTAAAACTCCAGTAGTTTGATTATAACTAATAATTCTACCAACCGCTGTTGTGCCGGTTGAAACTGTTTGGGTTATAAAGGAATCTGCAGTAAAAGTTGCAGAACTATATCCAATTCCCGTTAAACGAAGTGCGTTAACTGCACTAGCTCTATCTGCAGACAATAATGTCCCTGTGGTTACCTCAGGATTTTCTACAACACCAACTCTTGCAATTTGATTACCGGTGATGAAATCGGGATTTTCGTTATTATTTTCAATTCTAGAGTAAAGAAGAACGTTATATGCTCCAAGTTCTCTATAGATATCATATCCATGTCCGCCTTTTGGTGACATAATTACATCAAATGTTGGTCTTGTAGTGCCTGTCGGGACATTTCCGCCAACTAAATCAATATTTGCATAAGTATACCCAGATCCTTGATTTGATACTGTTACAGTTTCTACTTCTTGGTCATTATTAACAACGATTGTGCATTCTGCACCACTACCATTTCCCCTAATGGGAACTCTGGTATATGTTGTGTTTGCGGTTCCTATTCCAACACCTCTATTTGTAATAGATATAATTTTTATTGACCCATCAACTGCATTTTCTCTAACAGCAGAATTATCAGTTGAAGTTGCCCAATTCTGCGGAACAGGAATAAAGTCAGTAGATTCGAATTTCACAATATCTGCAGGTTTAATTGTATAAAGATACTTCCAGATATATCCATCTCCACTTGAACCAGATGCTCTTGGTTCTAAATCAGTAAAAAGTGGTTCATCTAAAGAAGGTTTTCCATTAGGTGTTTCTGGAGTTGTGCCATTTTGTAAGCAAATATAAACTCTATACTCACTATTCATTACAAAGTAAAAAGCAGAGTATAAATTTGTTGCTCCAGAAACTTTGGCTGTATTTGTTCTGCTATAATCATGACGATACATATCATACGTAGTTCCGGAAGTCCAAGACCTCTTTGGAACAACTTGACGAACATCTGAAGAATTAATTTTCTTCAAGGCAATCATGGTGTCCCAATAACTATTCTCTTCATTAAAATTATCTTTTGGTGCTGGTGGATTTTCATCCCAATCAGTTTGATATTCAGATGGATTTGGTAATCCAATAAAAGAATAATATGAGTTTGCAGAAGAACTTACACCAGACACAAAATTCTTAGCGTTTAATATTCTAATCTGATCAGTTATAATTGCAGACATTTGACGGAGTTTTTTATCTATTTATTAAGGAATTTAGACTATGTAGTTTTTGTATTTTAACGAAGTGCTCCTATTCACTGCTGCTGACGTAGTAATTCCCGATACTCCACTATTTCCATAGAAATTAAATTCATTATCACTAACTCTAGAAGTAAGTAGTATTTTACCCCAACTAAATTCTCCGATGTATTTGGAAGTTGTGATAGAACTTGCATTACTGGTAGAGAATCCAACAACATTTACATTAACTCTTCTTACTAAAGTTGTAGCAGTGCCGATAGTTGATATTCCAATTGAAGTATTTGCAACACTTACATTAGTTACTGATATGACTTGATAAACATTGTCAACAAATTGAGTTCCTGTTCCAATATTTGAACCACTGCTGGTTTTTGAAGTAAATGATGTAGATGCAACACCAACATTTGAATTGTAAACAACGAAAAAGTCGCCTGTGGTTATTCCACTCATCGTGACAGATGTTCCAACAATAGAAGAACTTCTTAGATATGAGTCAATTGGGATATGTAGATCAAATATTAATCTATAATCAGACCCAACCATAGTTGTTCCAAAACCAACAACAACACCAGAATCTCCAGAATAAGATTCTACGGAATTAGTTTCAATAACTGACGTTGGGGGCTCAATTAAAACAGATGGTGGATTAGTTGATGTATATCCTGTTCCTGCATTAGTTAATGTTATTGTTGTAACAACTCCAGAAAGAACCGAAGCAGATGCAATAGCAGTAGTTCCTAAACCAATAGATTGTGCGGTGTTCCCAATACTAATAGAAGGAGTGGAAATGTATCCTTTTCCGCCATCACTAATTGATATTGATGTTATTGTTCCCGCAGCAGAAACAATAGCAGTGGCAGATGCTCCAACTTTTTCATCTTGGGAAATTAAGGTAACTCTATTTTGGAAAGTCAAACTAGTTTGACTTTCATTTATTGGATTAAAGAATGGTCTTAAATTATCGACGTAAACGATAGTTGTACCAACTCCAACTGGTTGTATTAAGTAAGCAGTTGGGTTAATAGTTGGCTCATAGAGCATTCTATCTTTGGTTATTTCTTTTTCATCTATAATCTTGTCTTCGGTTTGACGACACCAAGTAATTGTTCTAGATAAAGATTCATCACCAGTATTTCCTGGACCAAAATATGGATTTGTATTTACTAAATCAGTTGCTAAAATTGAAGTAACTGTTCTTTCTTCTTCTTGGAGGGTTGGTTGTTGTCCGATAGATGAGTCATAACCAAATATTAATTGGTCACCAATTTTCACTGTTTCTAATATATTTCTTTCCACAACATCAACCGTTCCACTTCCCTTATAGAAAAGAATTTTGCAAGTATCATTTGTTCCAGGAATTCCCAAACTTGTTCCTTTCGGAGCTTCAGTAAATGTTATGATACTTCCACCTTCAAAAATATATCCTTGTCCCGGAACTTGTAAAATGTCATTTACAAAGACTAGAAGTAAATCCTGAACGTTAATATTAGATCCCTTAGCTGCTTTAATTGAAGTTAAGTTTCCATTAACTGTTAATGGGAAAGTAGTTGTTTCACTATCAAACAGTCCGGAAATATCATCAAAAGATTGTAATTCACCGAGAGACCATCCAGTAAATTTATCTGAGAATATATTTTGTACTGTAATTTGGAATTCTTTAAATGACGATGTTGTAGGTATTCCCACCAAACCACCAATAGGGACAGTTAATATTTCATTTTCTCTATATCCATAACCAGTATTTTTAATTTCAAAGTCAATTACACTAGAACCTTGTCCAACTACAACGTCAATTGTTGCTGCTGTTCCAATTCCAATTGGTGAAGAAGAACTATAAACTAATGGAATATCTGAGTATGATAATGGATCATCAAAAATAACTTTTGGTGGATTTGTTGATGTGTATCCAACGCCAGGATTTGTGATGGCAATACTTACAATATTTCCCCCACTCACTGCTGCTGTTCCTATGAAATTCAAATAGAAACCATTTGAATCATATGTTTGAACACCTACTCTCACCGTCTGAATGCCAGATCTATATCCAGAACCACTATTTCCAATACTAATTGATGAAATTGTTCCAGCAACAGAAACTATTGCTGTTCCTCCTGCAGCAACCAAAGGTTGATAACCAAATCCTTCAGTTGAACCAACAGAGATGATAATTCCTCCGGTGGGAAGATTCGATGAATTTACATCATACGAAACAGAAGTAGCAGTTCCGGTGAAGGTTATTGATGTAATACCAACGCTTTCGGATAATGTGTAATTTACATCTGAACCTGGTCCTTGGAAAACATCATTAATTAATATGATAGCGTTTTCATTTGAAATTCCAGTTACATTTGAACCAGAAGTTTTTAATGCAAATGTTCTATTTACGCCTGTGAAATTATCTGAAACGTCATCAAAAATATAGTTCTTGTAATAAGACTCATTAGAACTATTAACTATACCAGATCTCATGAAAGATCTACCGTGGAAGTGTGAGCTTGTTGATATTCCAGACCAATCTCTTTCGTCCGGTGGATTAGTTATACTTCCAATTGGAATGTTACCATATGGAGCTTCTACAAAGTTTAAAGTATTATCGATAATATTATATGTTCCTCTTACTTTTGTAACTATTGTTCCCGTCGAATAACCAGCAACTGTGGTGCCAAGCCAAGGTCTTCTGACTCTTATTGCATTTGTGCTTCCAATACCAACTCCTTCAATTTTCATTATTTCGCTTCCAATTCTTATCAGATCTCCACCAAAGAATGAAGTTATACCAGTAAAATATAACAAATCATCTGTCGTAAAGGCATTAACTGCAAGAGTCGTCGTTTGGGCGGTAGCAACAACTGGTGATTGAATAATATTATCGATTGAAATTAAAACCTTAGCATTCTGATTATGTGAAGTAAACTTATGAGTTGCCCCAACTCCAACTGTTGTTAAATCAAGAACATTTGGAATCGATTTTAATGAATCTGTTGCTGATGTTGCTACTTTTACTTTATTTTCATTAACCTTAACGATATAAAGAGTTGATGGAAGTTTATCCGTCGAACCAAGACCAGTTATTGTTGTAGTTGCAATTCCTATTGCTGTTGTAGTACCTGCACCAGCACTAGTATAAGTTACTTTTTCTCCAGTTACAAAGAAGTGCCCTGGAATTTCTATCGTGTTGTCAGTTAGACTTACGATTCCGGCATTAGACCCATCAAAATATCTTTCGAAAATTTGTGCTCCATTATGTGTAAGATTAAACGCTCTCTTTAAGTCACTTTCTGTTCCATAATAATTTGCATAATTGGTTTCAATTGTTCCATTGTCTAAATCAACAATATCTCTAGAATCATCTTGTATTCTTAAGATATTTGCGTAAACTTTAACTTGAGTTTCAATATTAGGTAAAGGTGTGAAAGTTAATTGGGTAGTTTCTCCAATACCAGTTATTACTCCACCTATAGTTCCAATTCCAGAGTGTGTTTCTAAGTTTCCAAATTCTGTTACATATGGTTCCGGATATGCATCATCATCTATCATTACAACTTCCGATATTTGATGTCTATTATTTGTCAAATCTGTGACTTGAACTAGACAATATGCCGCACTATATTCTCCAGAATACTCCAAAATAGGAGATGCTGTTGGTGAAGTCGAAGAAGCTATTGATGTTGTTTTTGCAGTTAATACAGCGTGCTTCATTTCTAATGTTCCAACGCCAACACTAGATGTATTTGCAATGCTAACCGTTATTGCATCAATATAGGTGGTTGTTCCAATACCAGCATTTGAAATAAAGTCAACTTTTACAGTTGAACCAGAAATGTATGGATAATATGTTCCATATCCACTAGAAGATAATGGTGTTGTCAAAGATCCAGTAGTAAGTTGACCGTACTCAATTAACTCAACATTTGTGCCATCATGAACCAAATTTAACTCATCAAACTCATATTCACCATCCCCACCGCTCATTTCTATTAGAATTTTGGCTGAAGTATACGTGGTAGCAAAACTTACAACATTTACAGTTGATGCTGCAGAAACACTAGTGTTTGTTGTATTAATATTAACAATCGGTCCTATTGTGGTGCTTCCAACTCCACTTAGGTTATTCTTTAAATTATAAGAAAGTGTAGTGACATCATAATCATTTACTGTATACTTCGTTGGATAATAATTTAAGATTCCATCTGACCCACTTACGGCTAAGTCAAAAGATCCAAGATCATATGAAGTCTCAACTCTTCCATATTGATTCAAATATCCATTTATATTATCATGAATCAAAGTTACCAACATTACCTGCCGCTGACCGGTATATCTTCTATCTTTAATATAGGTAATGTATTTCTGAGCTCTTATGTCTCTTAGATCAAATCGATGAACTTCTGCATAATTGGTTGGTCTTGGATTACTATTAAATTGAGAACTAATATCGTCTATTAATAAAACTCTATTTCCAAATGATTCAAAGTAATCAGTTAGAATTCTATTGTTAAATGATATTCTATTTGAAAATACCCTTGTTCCTATTCTTAGAGAATTTTCTTTAGATAAGTCAAAATCATAAAAACAATTTAAGTCTCCAAGACCAATCATATCAACAATAACATCCACACCGGTTATTTGTGTCGAAACACCAACTGTTAATGATGTATTTGTTTCTGGAGAAACTTTGGATTCTATTTGTAGATCTGAGAATTTTTTAAATCCAACTGTGTGGTTTAGAGTGCTTACTGCATCATTCCAAGTTTCAAATGGTATCTTTGATTTTATTGAATATGAGAAATTCTGATAGTAGAAGTTATCCTGTATTCTTTGCTCTTCATTATTTAAGAATCCAGCACTAGTTTCCCAACCACTTTCAACTTTTGATGTTGAATCTAGAACAGCGTAATAATCAAATTCTGTAATAGATGAAGCAAATCCTTGAGTTTTTGAAGACAAACCTTCAATTTTATTATTAACTTCAAATTCGTCTTTGGTTGATACTTTTAAGTAATTTATAATTGGATCCCAACTCTCAACTAAACCAGTTGAATCTCCTGATTTTACAATTTCACCAACTCTGTAATCATTTTTCTTTAAAATTGAAACAAATTGTGGGAAAAACTTTTCTGGTATAATTCTGCCAGCAGAATTGGATGCATCAAAACTACCTGGAAATTCTGTTCCAGACAAGTAACCATCTAAACTATAAGATACTGAGCCTATTCCACCAATATTTGCATCAATATCAGTTAATGTAAAGAGTTGATAATTATAGTTTTCCGAATTAAATCCTTTTGCCGTAGAACCTATGCCAACGCTAATATTTTCAATTAAAACTTTATCATTAACCTTGAATGGGAAGGCATCTGAGGTATTATATCCAGTTGATAATCCAATTGTAACTTTTTTAGTTGAATTATTATAAGATACTGTTCTAATACCAACACCATTTGAGTTTTGTATCGGAAGAATAACTGGATTTGTGTTATACATTCCGTAACTATTATTTTTAATTTCAACTTGATTTTTGCCAAGTTCATATCTTAAATCAACTTCTGGTACTATCTGTCCAGTTTTGCCATCAAAAACTAATAATTTTGGTGCAGAAACATATCCTCTACCAAAGGAAGAAACTCCAACGGATTGGAATGATGTTAAACTATCAATTTTTATTATTTTTGGTAATGCTACTTTTGGTTTTAAAGTACAATCAGATGGATAATCGAATCCAACATTCATTATTTTTGTTTTTGTAATCCTTCCAACAGAATTGCTCTGAACCTCAAGAACTGCTCCAGCACCAATATTCGAAGTTACGCTTGAAATTGCTGGTAGAGTATAGTAATTAACTCCTCTATTCAGTACTTTAATATTTTTTATAGGTCCATATGCTGATATTGAATCAGTATAATAATTTAAGTCTGATGTTGATGATATGTATGAAGATGCTTCAGGTTGTCTTGTTAAGAAGTAGTTAAATGATGTTGTCGTAGATATGGAAACTTTGTGAGTTCCATTATAAAAACTTTTTTCTATTTGTAACTCGTTGTAAGAGTTAATAGAGTCATCTGCTAATATTTCTTGCTTCTCTATGGGAAGAGTGCTTTCATAAACAGGAATTAAATTATAGTATAAAACTTTTGGAAGTTGCTCATTAACAATTAATCTCAGTTTTGCATCTGAAGAAATTCCTACAATTCCAGTTCGTTGGACATTAAAAGTAGAACTATACTCTGACGTATCAAAAATATTTTTAAATTCCCTATCTTTAAATATTTCAAATCTAAATGCAGAGTATCTAGTTGATTGGTAAGTATATGATAAAGAAGAATCAGATAAATCAAATTCAACTACAGAATTTTTATATAGTTTTAACGAAGGATTTACTTGCGAAAGAACTCCAGAAGATGCACTTGTAATATTGATAACATCTGGAACTCTCTTAGTTGAATTGAAGTAGCTATCTGATAATCTAACGTTGTTTTTATCTACAAAAATTATGTAATAGGTTTTTTGATCAATCAAACCTCCAGATGGTGAAGTTGATGTATGAATTACTTTATCACCACTATTAAAATTATGATTTATAATTGTTATAGTGTTTGTAGTGATATTTACGTCACCTGCGCTAAAAGATTTTGGATTGACTACAATTTTTCTATTGTAGTCATTATACTTTAATGTTATTGATGTTGTAATAGATGGACTTACATCAACTTCAACATAATCATCATTTAATAGTCCATGAGTTTGTGCTGTAGAAACAGTAACCACATTTCTGGAAACTTGTCCCGTAATTACGGAATAATTTGTAACGAAACTATGATAAACACCAGTTCCAAATCCAGTAAAAAATACTGGTCTAATATTACTAGTTGTATTACCAATACCAGCAAAGAATCCTGTACTTCCAAGACCAACTTTTACAGTAGATATTCCTATAAAATTGTCATTAAACTTGGCAACGTAAACACTAGAATTGTTTATTAATGATGTAGTGCCGACACCAACAGAGTAAATTGATATGGGAGTTCCGGTATTAGTCTTATAGGTTAATTGATCTCCAGTATTTAATTGGTGGTTGGGAAGATAAATTGAACCATTCTCTATGAATACTTGAGTTGCTCCAGCGCCAGGGTTAGAGAAAGTAATAGTTATTCCAACACCAACAGAAGTATTTGTTCCTATCGCAATAGATTCGCTTGGATTAAAATAAATTTCTTTGTTTATAGAATATGAATAATCCGTTTTAAAACCAGAATTTATTTTTAATCTTCTTGGGTTTTCGTATATGACTGTTGTAACACTATGAGACGTGCCAACTGTTCCACTAATTTGCCTTAAAATTCTTAATCTAGATGAAATATTGTCAATATTGAGAACTTTTACTTTCTCATTATCCATGGAAAGAATATCATTTTCTCTTATATTCGAAAATCCTAGAGAACCCCTTACAGAAATATAAGTAACAATTCCAGTTGCACCTATGGTTCCAATACCAATAGTAGAAGTTCCTATTCCAACTAATGATAATTTGCTTGTTTCTATTCCAGCAACATAATTACCTTCTATAAGCGATGAAGTTGTGCTTAATCCAGATACTGAAACAAGATCAAAGTCGGTGAAATTGTGTGGATTTTCATTATATAAAATATATTCCCCTTTATTTCCAATTGGATAAAATTCAACATTATTTAAAGTACTGCTAGCAACACTTATATTTGAGATTGTTTTTCCAACAATTTTTGAAACAACTGCAGCCGCAGAAAATCCTCTAATGTTTCCACCAGAGTCAATATTATTAAATACGAGTGGATCATTTACTTGGTAGTTATTTCCTCCTGTTAAAATACCAATACTATCAACATACCCTGGAGAGACTCCAACAACATCAATTGTCTGATTTAGTTTATTGGGTATAGTTATGTACTCATAAGTTGATTCATTTTCTATGATGTTATATGGATAAGTATTTCTAACCCAGTTTGTCTTATTTAAATCTATTACATTTTGATTAGAAAATCTATCAAAGTTAAACTTATTTGGTTTTGATTTAAACTTATTTCCTATCAAATATGGGAAAATGGGTTTTTTATATCTTGCAAAAGGACCGGAAGATTCGACACTAGAATTATCTAAAGTCGCAAAGTATGCATATGTTCCCTTTGGATAATCTGGAGTTATGCAAAATCTTCCATTATTTTCATCTAAAACAGTTTCATCATTTGAGTTGTAATAAATATAATCTTCGATGAAAAATCCTTCAGGGAAATGATTTAAAGAAGGTCTAGATGAGCTTAATTGCAATCTATAACCACTCTTCATCTGCGAAACTACTCCACCGGATTTTGTAGAATATCCATATGGACCATAAATTGGATTTCCATCATAAGCCCATCCAATTATAGGTGAATGATCTGTAGAATTTATTTCTACAGAATTTGATATTCTTAAATCCGAATTTGAATATAAAGTTTTTCCTGCTTGATCTTTGGAAAAGATCAACTCTCTTAGTTTTCTAGGAGCATATATGTGACTATATTGTAAACCAAATTCTTTTCCAGTTCCTATTGTTAAGAATCCATCATCTTCTGATATTTTGCTTATATATTTTTGGAATAAATTGACAGTCCAAGACTTTATTTTTGCTCTAAACGTTGCCCCAGATCCAGGATGAACGGCAACAATAGACGTTGATTCTTGAAGATATCCACTACCCTCATCAATCACTTTAACTTCGACTATTTGATTATTTGAAATAACTGGAGTCAAAACTGCACCAGAACCACTACCAGAAATAATTAAATTTGGAGAGGAAGTGTAGTTTCTACCAACATTATTAACCAGAACCTGTTTTATCTTTCCATTTGATATAACTGGTTGAAATTCTGCATTAGAACCACTGGCAATTGTTATAAGTGGTTGTCTATCAAGATTAAATATATCTTCAACACCATAAGAAGACCCGCCAGAGGTCATGTGTATTGACTTAATAGAACCTCTAAAAATTGGTTCTATTTGAGCTTTATAACTTGTGGAGATTCCAACGTTTCCAACTAACTCGACACTTATAGTTGGATAATTGAAGATGTGAGTGTCTCCATTAGTTGAAGTAATATCAATATATTGTTTGGTTTTGTAGTAAAAATCTTCACTAAGATTTCCACTACCAACTTGAGAGACTCTAAAATTATTTTTGTCTACTTTTGTGACGACATAGTTTGTATTATTAGAAAGTCCTCCAATTACATTACCGGAAGTTGAATAAGTTACTATTTCACCAGATGAAAAATCATGGTTTTTAATGTAGATTGAATCTGTTGAGGTATTGATGCCTGATGCAGAAACAGTTCTTTTTTTGTTTTGATACCCAAATCCAGTATTTTCTACAGTTACTGAAGCAAGAATTGATTTCTTATTAATTGTTTCAAATGAATGGTTTCCAACGCCATGTCCTGTTAAAAATATTGTATTAATTCCAGAAATAGCATCATTGAAGTTTCTATGTAATTTTATTTTTGTTGTAGAAACATTTGACACATAATAAGTTGCGTCTGTTGTCAGTCCAGTTACGGATTTTTGTCCGAAAGTTTTATAAATTACGCCTTCGCCATTTCTAAATTTATGTGCAGTTGAAAATCCTATCGTGGAGATTGTACTTCCAATTCCAACTAAATCGGATTTTAATTCAGAATTAAAAGTTACTTCATGTACGACCAATTTCATATTAGCTCTGGCTTTTGCTCCAGAACCATTACCGCCTGTTATTCTAACAGTTGGAGTATCAAGATAATCAAAACCAGGATTTACTATGCGAATTTCATTTAAAGAACCAGAAACCGCACAATATCCTGTTGCACCAGTTCCAACAGAATCATTTATTATAATCTGTGGTGTATTAATAATATCATAATTAGTCCCTTCAGATAAAATTTCAATATCTTCTATGGGTCCATAAATTATTTTATCCTTTCCTTTATAGTTTAAAATTTCAACTCCGTTAACTAGAATTCCAGTAAATCCTGAGATAGTTTCTTCAAATAAGTTTGTAGTCTCCGGAGGAGAAACTTCTCTTAATAATTTTTGAGATTCTAAAGTTTTCCCAGCAAATTCATATGGTTCTATTGTATTATTATTAACTGTTGTTTGATTTTCTAAAGATATAAATTCTTCATTTAAAATATCAGATTTACTCTTTGCAAATTTTACATTATTTGCATCAACTCTTTTAATGAAGTAAATTCCCTCATCAAAAAGTGTACTAGAAACAACACTAGATGTTGACGAGTTTCCGTCAATATCAATAGAAGTTAATTCTGTTTTTTCTGGAGTATAATAAACAGAATCTCCAGTATAAAAACCATGATCTTCTAAAGAAGTTATTGTAAAAGTGCTTCCTTGAAAAATTCCAGAGAAAATAATAGAGCGATCAGTAGCATTTAATTGTTGATTAACATAATTTGGTATAGATGGAGCAGCAATTAAAGTTTTTTCTCCATCCTTATAAATGTTTTGTATGTTAGCTGATAAAATATTTGCGTCTAAAAACTTTGATGAATTTACTTTTAGTATTTTTCTTCTTACTTTAAATCCATTTCCTTTTAATAGACCTTGGCCAATAATAACTACTGTTTTCTCAGATAAAACATCTAAAACTGTAGAATTACTGATAACAACATCACCCTCTACTATTTCTAGTATATCTCCAGTTTGAAACGCATGTCTATTTTTAAGTGTTACACTATAAGTTTGATCCGAAGAATCTATAACTTCATAAGACTCTACTTCATATGTTGGGGAAGTATTAAAAACCCAACCATTATCAAGAGTGCTCTTTCCCTGATATCCTAATGTTGGAATAGTTGCAGTATCATTTTTGCTGTAAAAATAATTTCCTGTACTAATTGCAACACTATTCAAGATAGAATTAATTCTAACCTTAATTTCAGTACCAAATCCAGTTACAGCTGATGCATATGTATTAATTCCTATCTTAGAATTATTTTCAATTGAATAATTGACATTACTACATCCTAAAAATTGAGTAAGATTTTTTGTAGTGTAAGATACAATTCCTGTAGTTTGATTGCTAAATTCTACAGAAATTTCTCCTTGATTTGGAAAACCAACAGTGGAATCTACATCTATTACAGATGAACCAAATGTGAATTGTCCAATTGATCTGGTTTTGGGGTGAACTGCAAACTTTCCATAAATTGCCCCATCAAAAGCTGGATCTCTGTTATATCCCCCATCAATTTTTAATTTATAAAAACTTCTTCCATCATCTGAAACTACGTTTTCAATTTCTGAAACAGTACCATAAGCCTTGGTGATATTTTGGTATGTATTTTGAAAAAGAGTTAGATTTTGAATATCCTGTATAGGACCAGATATTAACTCTACTACCAAATCATTTGTTACTTTGTATTGCGCGTCAGACGGTCTAAAAAGAAAATCCTTAGGGCGTATTACTTTTACTTCATCACCATATAAAGCCTTGAATAAAATCTCAAAAGAACGATCAGTTCCTTTGCTTTTATAAAAGTCTTTAATTTGTTTTAATAATGTCGATTCATTTACTTTTTCGGTAAAACTTCTGTTTTCAAATCCGGGAGATATTTGATATTTTGTTTTAATTAAAAATTCTTTTAAGAAAAGGTTGCTAAGATTGTATATTTTAGTCCCAGCACTATGGGATTCAGCATTAGAATCTTTAAAAATTAATTGGTCTGAAGTTCTTAGCTTGTAAGTAGAAGCAATTCCAACATTTGTATTTTTATACGCTACAATTCCACTGAATCCTCTATAGCAGTTAGTGAATCCATTAGGAGTTCTTGTTTCATATGCAATCACTTCATCGTCTATTGAAATTAGACCATACTTCTCCGGAAATCCATCAGTTCCAGTTTCGGAATCTAAAAGGTTGATGGTAATATTTTCATCAAAAGAAGTTATGTCAGAACCTAGTACAGTAGAAGTTTTTAGGTTAGTGATAGAATCAAGTTTTACATACTGGTCAATATTTTGCAATAGATCGATTGGAGCTCCTTGAAACTCCTGAGCAAGATAGTATTGCGTTAGAAATTCTCCTACAAGAGGATACTCTTCTTTGACGTATTGTGGGACTTGACTTTTTACAATATCCTTTAGTTGAATTCTTTTTTCTATCATTTTATTATAATCTTACTAGGTTCCCGTTGTTGTAACTTGAAGAAACAATATATTTTGATGCAGAAGGATCTAATCCAGAAGCAATCTCATCAACAACCATTTCAAAATTGCTGCTATTAATATCTAGTTGCAAATAAAGATCCTGTTTTCCGACAACATCATTTGATTTTGGTATTGCGGAAATTTCTATAATTGGTTGACCATCTTTAATTTTTCCTGACAATATATTGATAGGATTAATAGTTATGATGCCATTTTTATAGTCTATTGTGCCAACTCCTCTTCTTAAAATACTTGGCGTTCTTGAGTTGGTTGCATTAACAGTAAACAGGAATAAAGTACCAGTTTCTCTATTTGTATTTGGAATGTCTCCCAAGTAAACCGTTTGAGATATTCCCGCAATTTGAAAACCAGTTGATTTGATATTATATCCATCCATACTGAATATGTGAAACTCATTTCCAAATGATATTTGATACTCAGCAAAAGTATTTAAGAGAACTCTTAAATCTCTTCTCATTTGAATGTTAGTAATATTTGAAGTTATTGATTCATGACTATCATCAATCAACTTCAAAAATTTACTATATTTGAATCTGGCACCATATCTATTCAATTCTGTGGATTCAGAATACTTAGTAACATTTGTCTGAATAATACTTGAAACGAATGCAGAAGATGGTGCTAGATTTGTATTATAGTAAACTTTTGAGTTAACTTCAACATAAAGATACTTTAGATCTAAAATTTCCGGAACTATTCCAGCAACTGCATATTTTTTTAGTTTTAACTTTATACTTTCTTTTTCTAAATTTGGTAAAAAGTCACCAAATCTTGGTTTTATACTAATAAAGACTTTTCCATATTGTGGTGGTATCAGTTCCTCCCCACCAAAAACAGAAATAGCGTCAGTTTCTGGATAAATTCTTGATGGAATTAAAGTTTCAAAATCATTTGCAGTTAAAGCTCTATTTTGAGATGCATAAATTCTTGGTGCATATTTTTTAATAGACTCTACGGACTCAATGTTTTCTCCACCTCTTGCAGACAGTTCAGTGGTAAGTAGGGAAATACCGGAAGTTACAGTATACTCAATAGAGTTTCTTGTATAAGTCAGTCTTCCAGAAAATGTGAAAGAATTTACTCCATTTGCACCATCACCATTTGAACTTATATAATTTGCAGTTACAAAGTTACCTTCTTCTAGTTTCTTGCCAAATATTCCATCACCAAAAATTAATTCATATCTTTCATCTTCTATTTCTTGAATAAAATATACATTTGAAGATCCATTTATATCAAATAAACTATCTTGATATGCATATTTTACTGAAGTCGTTGCATTCTCATTACTTTTAACTGAAACCGATATTAAATTCGTGTCAATTCCAGAATTTGGGAGAATAAATCTCTGATTAGGATTTCTAGAGGAATATGTAAAGTTATTCGTGAGTAGAATTCCCTCATTTATCTTCACATTAGTAAAAGTTGCTTGCTGATTGAAGACAGGAACTGTAATATCTTCTAATATTGAGAAAGCAAAAGATTGATTGCCAAAATTTCCAGATGAAGTAGATACAATACCCTTTTTTAAAGTCAGAGAGGATGGAGATGGTGTTACATTAGAGAGATCTACGAAAAAAGATACTGTTGCAGACGCAGATTTTCTTGAACGAGGTACATATCCTATGTTTCTTGCAAGTGCAACCACATTCTCTCTGAGTGTTGCACTATCAATAAACACTTCATTCGCAACCATATTAGCATTATATGAGCTAATGTAGGTGTTATATGCCAAAACATCAAGAATAGTTGAGAGATTAGACCCCTCAAAATCATAATCAGTAAAATTGGGATTTGCTTTTAGATAATCTCTAAGCGTTGCTTTAACCTGATCGAAATCTAGGTTAGAAAAGTTTACTAGTGGCATTTTTACCTAGTTGGTTGCAAAACAAATTGTAATTCTTGTGCGGGAACGTTGGCTCCTATAATTTGATACTGTATTAATACATCAAAAGAGTTATTATCATAATCGGGGGTCACTACAACGTTTGTTAAATCCACTCTTGGCTCATAATTCACAATTGAGGTTGCAATTTCATCCCTAACGTTTGATGCTGAAATTTCATCAACATTTTCAAAAAGCATTTTTGTTATTCTCGATCCAAAATTTGGATTGAAAAATTTCTCGCCGGGAAGGGTAAACACAATATTTCTGATTGAACGTGATATTGCACTCTCATTTTTGAGTGCTATCAAGTCACTATTCAGAGGATTGCTCTGAAAAGTCATACTAATGTCTTTGAAACCTTGGCTTACCCTTTCTAGAGGCATTGAATAGTATAATTCTACCTTATTTATTAAGGATTTTTGGATTCATAGATTGGTTCTGTGCCATATTCCCAATCATCATAGTCTTCATCATTACGAATTTGTGAGTGAATTTCGCTCTGATAAAAAAAGTCATGCTTTTTGGGTGTTAGTTCATCATTCGCTATCTCACGAAGCATTTTTTGCTTCTCAATTTTAGTTTCCCAACCATACTCACTTGATAAAAACTCTGTTCCCCACTGATTTCTCATAAAATTCTGGTCTTTATCGACTTGTTTGGTCATTTTTTTGCTCCTGATCTGTTAAATCAGAACTTTTTACGGGGTTGCTATCCCGAATATTTGTAATTTCGTACATAAAATCATCAGATGTTTCAATTTTACGACGATTTTCGACTGAATATTCGGTTAGATCGATTTCATACCCTGGATTTTTAGTAATTCTATTCTTAGTCCATGCATCATCGTACCATAAAATCTTATTATTGGGATATGCATAGAAGTTTCCATTATCCATCTTGAAGAAATGAGCACATTTATGCTCTGGAGTCTCACTAAAGTTAGTATTCAGAGTAGATTTTGACTCCCATGACCAATCAAGAGTGAATAGATATGTTCCTTCATTCTTTTCTCCGCGATAGTTAATCAATTCAGCACGTAAGTTAGCCAATCTTGAACGTACTTGAACATCAATATAAGGAGAAAAGCAATCCCACCACATA